TATGTAAATCCAGAACTTGCTGTGAGATCACTGGAACCACTGAAAATAGCAACCCTGTCTTCGCCAGCACCAAAAAGTGTATTGATTGGCGATGAAACTATTGCAGAGCCCCCACCAGAAGAATTAAAAAATGCGCTCGCCGTAACTGGAGAGGAAAAAGTTTTTACTCCTGCAATAGTCTGGTTGCTGTGGTCATCAACCATGCTCTCAATAGAACCACTATCAGAGTTAATAAATTGTACGTTACCTTTTAGGACATTATAAGCCATATAAAAAAATCCTTTTTATTTTGTATTCTCAGTAAATAGTCGCAAATAAAAAGGATGCCCCCCATATAGGAGGGCACCCAAGTTTATTCTGATTAAAACCAGAAGACTATATCAGATGATTCGCCATTCATCGCTACCAATGTAAACAAGGGTAACAGCAGCAAAATCTTCTTGTAGCTCAACAACTGCGCTACTATCGATGGACTGTCCGACGTTAGGTGCGACAGTAATTTTGACACCTGCGCCAATGACGCCTGCCTTAACGATAACCTTATCACCTTGGGTGAGACCAGCAGATGCTGGAAGCTTCCAAGTACGGTCTGCAGTAATAGCAGCGTTACCATAGTTAACGCCTTCGGAGAGATCGACGTTAGCATCGCCTCTTCCCTGTGGAAGACCACCACCGAAGTAAACTCCGAGGTTAGCAAGAGTGATCTTCTTGACAGTGCCAGGACCATCATCAAGCATCAAGAGGTCAGCATCCTGTGGATCAGTGTTAGGATCTTGACCAGAGATGATGTTATCGTTGAGCATGCCGTGTTCAACTGAACCAGCACCGATGGTGAGAGCACCACCAGCAGCGACAGTAGCATCACCAGAAACGTCGTTGAAGACAGCATCACGAAGAACACTGAAGTCAAGACGCTTGAGAACACCGCCATCAGAGATTACAAGCTCGTCGGCATCGGCAACATCACCAGTCATCTCAGTCTGTGCAGTAATAGCAGAGACATCAAGTGAGAGAGCACCGCCATCGGCGATAGAACCCTGACCAGAAACGTCGGTGAAAACAGCGTCCTGAAGGTTTGAGAAGGTGATGGTCTTCTCTTGACCATTGTCAGAGAACAAGAACTTGTCATCAGTCTGGTGAAGACCCTTGCCACCAAGAGCAGAGAACTCATCGATATCAACCTTGAGTTGTCCTTCAAAGAAGCTTAGACCAGTGCCAGCGACAGAAGAGCTAAGGTGTAGCTTGCTTCCGCTTAGGTGTAGACCTTGACCGGGGACGTTAGAGTTGAGCATTGAACCCTCGACTGCACCAGCAGCGATGGTAAGAGCGCCTGAATCAGAAGCAGTGGCATCACCGCTTACTGCACTGAAGACATACTTCTTCATGCGAGAGAGGGCAGCTACACGGTTAGTACCGCCAGCACCGTCATCAACAATGAGAAGGTCGGCATCAGCAAGGTCAGCACCAATGTCGGTAGAACCATCAAGGTCAAGCTTGTCAGCCTTGAGAGCACCGTCAACAACAGAGCCGTTAACAACTGCGTTTGCAGCCAATTCATCAGCGCCAACAGCGTCGTCAGCAAGCATGCTGTTTTCGACAGCTTGGGCAGCGATGGTAAGGGCACCACCGGCAGCGATGGTAGCATCACCAGAAACGTTGCCGAAGATTGAATCCTCTAGGTCAGAGAAGGTAATCTTCTTGAGGGTACCATCATCTGAGAAGAGCAACTCATCGCCCTGTGCAGCAGCAGCAGAACCGAGATCGGTCTGACCAGAAATAACGTTGTCGTTAAGCATGCTGCCTTCAACAGCGTCAGCAGCGATGGTAAGAGCACCACCAGCGGCGACAGTGGCATCGCCAGAAACATCAGCAAAAACAGCGTCACGAACAACACTAAAGTCAGCGCGCTTAAGAACGCCACCATCAGAGATCATAAGTTCATCAGTGTCTGCAAGATCGCCAGTCATTTCTGATTGACCAGAGATGGCATCTGTGTTGAGCATTGAGCCATGAACTGCCTCAGCCTGAATGGTGGTAGCACCGCCAGAAGCGATCTCCACGTCACCAGACATAGCGACTTCTTCGTAGCTATTGCCATCAGCAACAAGAATCTTGCCAGAAGTAACATCAGCCATCTTGAATAGACCACCAACATCGAGGTTACCATCGATATCGGCATCAGTTCCGATGTCTAGAGTGTTACCAGAAACAGCAGCAGATGCAGAAACTGATGTTGCAGAGAAAGTGCTTTCAACGCTTAGAGCGTCTTTGAGCACCGTGGAACCGCTTAGAATCGCGGGACCTACTTGAAATTTGTATGACATTTATAAAATCCTCCTAAAGATAAAAAATGTACAATGCTCTTGGCACAATAAGCACCAGTAGCATTACATCATTAAATAGTTTAGGAAAAATCAAGTAATAAAGAACTTTGATGCGCCGTCTGTGTAAATGGTCAAAGATGAATAAGGTGACTCTAAAATTACTTTATTTTGATTATCGATTGTTTGTCCTGCGCTGGCAGAAATAACTATATTATGTGTGTTTGATGATCCTCCTTCATCTTTGAAAACAAAGGTCTGTCCGCTGTTTAGAGTGTTTGCATTCGGTAAACTAGCAGTAATTATGGCGCTTGGTGTAGCAGAGTCTATGCCAACATAATAATCAGATTTTAACACTGAATAGTTTGATGTAATTGATACGCGGTTGAGTACCAGACCGGTTTTAATTTTTGTTGTCTTATTCTCAACATCAACAGCAAATAAATCAGTGCTTGAAGAGAAAATAGACATAGAACCAGTGAAGTGGTGAGTATCGTCGTTTGAGTTTCCAAGCTTGCTAGAGCCAAATTGATTTATTTCAACAAGGTTAGTTTGTATAATATCAAAAGAATGTGCTTCAACATTTCCAGACACTATAAGTGTTCCAGTGACAAACAATGTATTATCACTAAATGAAACATTTTTTGAGCCGCTTATGTCGCCAGGACTTGAATGAAATTGTAAAGAATTTATTGGTCCTTGAGCGATTGCAAAATCTGGTCCGCCTGCGGAAGATGTAAGAACAATATTGTTATTATCATCAAGAGCAAGAAATGAAGAGGTTGCGGCTTGTCCTGCTGTCAAAGAAGTTAGCTGCATAGTAGAAGCTGTAACTTGTCCACTCACAAGTAGCCGAGAGCCATTAAATCTGAGGTTTGGTTCTCCAACCAAACTGTCAGCATTTGCGCCAATCGAAACAAGATAATCGGTTGTGCCGTTCGCCACAACTCTGGCAACGTTTTGTATTTGTTGTCCATCACCCTTGAATTGACCAACAATTACGTTTGAAAATTCACTGCCATTGGTAGCGGGCTCGAAAACAACTGATTCGTTTGCGACAACTGTACCGGAGAGTAGGTTATAAGCCATTACATAACCCCCTCGTTAGAATACGAACCAGTTAGCACCGTTAGAATAAAGTGAAATTGCTGGGTTTGAACCGGTAAGAACATAAGCCCCGTTGTTGTCTATTGTATTTGGAGAAGAGGCAGAAATTGTTATAGCACCTGTTCTAGTATTAGCTTCATCTTTCAATACCAATATTGCACCAGAATTGTGTGTTGAGGCAGACAATAATCTAAACTCTATGTTTCCAGCGCCACCAAAACCAATAATGTAATCTCCTGTTGAAGACGACAAACCAGATGTTGAAATTGTTCTATAAGTATGCCTCATACCTAGTGTTATTGATTGACTTATAGAAGGTATAACTTGAAATGTAGATGGCTCTGATCTTATGCCTACAAAAAGACTACCAGTTATTTGATGTGTATCGTCGTCACTATTACCAAATTTTGTTGAACCAGAAATAGTATCAGTTTGATTAACAACAAAAGAGCTAGCACTAATTGTGCCTGATACCAATAAGGTGCCAGTTAAGAAAAGGGTACTGTCTTGCGAACGATAGGTTAAATCATTAGAACCACTTAATGAATTAGAGGCAGACAAAAATTGTAAAGAACCGGTCGGTCCAGCTACACTGATTGTTGTGCTTTCTTCACAATTAACATATGCCCATCTAAATTGAGCCATTATAAAACTCCTTTTAGAATGTGCTCATTGCAGCACGGACCTTAAGATTGGCATCGTGAGAGCCATCATCTACGAAAGCAACCCTGTCTGCTCCGTTTAATGGTATTGTCAGCATCTTTTTGCCACTAATGCCATTAAATTGGGCTGCGACATAAGCATCTTGAGCAGTGGTATCGCCACCACTCTTTACACCAACAGGTATAAAAAGTTGTGCCCAGGCTCCAAAAGCGTAATTGTACACAAAAATTTTAATAACTTCGTCAGTGTTATCATCTTCAATCTGTAGGTGTAAAAATCTTTGATTTTCTGTTACATATCCGTTTTCACCAGCGTTTGTTCCTGTAAGGGAATCACTAAGATCTCCCTCTGCCACAGTTGTTACTTGTATAGCTGTCTGTTTTGAAGGTGGAGCGTGTTCCACCATCTGCTTTGGTCTTCTGGTTCGACCCCAGCTATTTGCTCTTAATACTGACATAAGAATCCTCCGTATTTACATAGTCGTAAATAAATAGTCTCAACTATTTCTTTCGCGGCGTGCTTCTTTGGCCTTTTGTTTGGCTAGGTCGCGGCGCTGCCTACGAATGGCTGCCTGCTTTGCGTGTCGCTTTTGATCAGAAGGTTTCTTAAAATATCTTCTATCTCTCAATTGTTCGATAATCTTTGCTTTCTTACATTTCTTAATGAACTTGCGGATCATCTTTTCATGGTTGCCTCTGCATTGTCTTGCAGTAACCAATACATTCGCGCCCTTTCGTCTACTCATTGTTAATCCTATTTAAGTGCTTGCCAAATCTTGCTTGATTTTCCCATGATTGAGCTAATATCTACGCCGGCATCTGTGGGATCATCACCTAAGACATTTGATTTGTGTGCTTGTCCCGGTGTTCCAGTATTTCTTAAAGGCTCTGTTCCTTCAAATAAATCTACACCATTGTAAGCGTCGCCACCAATTGAATCTAGTAACTTTCTACGATGCTCTTGTAGTTTCTTGTTCGCCTCGCGGGACTTACTCTGTATTTGCAAGTCTTCACTAAATAGCTTATCGTTTCTTTTCTTTGGTGTATTCTCGACAATTGGTCGCCGGGACATACCGGAGGCAACCTGTGCGACTACTTCAGTTAGAAGCCCCTCTTCAATAAGAACTTCTTGAATACACTCTTTGACAACTGGCTTAATTAATTTTTTTAATTGTGACTTGTTCATGATTCCTTCAAAACTTCATTAAGTAATCTATTGATGCGATCTGCTTTGGTAAACACTTTGTTATTAAACTCTTTTGCTTCTCGCATCATAAAAGCGTTTGGAGTTGAAGGCTCGGACACGAAGTCAAAGCAGATAAGCTGGAAGTCTTCTTGGACTATAACTTTTCCTGCGCCTTCTGAGACTGATCCCATACCGCGAGAAGAGATGCCTAGCTTGACGCCTGACTCCACAAGAGACTTGAGAACCTGACCTGATGGGGTGTTGAGAACTTTGACTTTGCCCATAACAGCTTTATCTTCCATCCAAATAGCAGTAACCATATGTGAAGCGTTTTTTAGGTTGATAACTGAATCATCAGGGTGATCTAACTCACCAAGTGCTCTGTTTTCTTTTACTAGTTTTTCGTAGTTCTGTACCTCTCGGGCTAAGACCTTGTAAGGATAGACACGACCATTTCCGTTTTGGACATCGGCTTCTTGTAGCTTGCCCGTAAGAAAAGTTGCGCCTTCAGCAACTTGCCTTTTCTCGTCTTCGGTCAAAAGATCGTGACAGATTCCTCCGTCACATAGTTCGTAAAATTCTCTTAGTAGTTTCATTTGTATTCTCTTGAAAGTAAAACGCGGGCATCACCCGCGTGAGTTAGGAGCCTTTACAGCAACGACGGACGGGCTGCAAGCCCCACTTACTGATTAGGTAGTTGTTCATCACTCTTCTCCGTAAAATTGATCTTGCTTGTAGTTATGCTTTATCATGATTCCTTCGTCCGAGAATACCATGTTTAGAACATAAGAAGTTGCGGACGAGAGGCAACCAAGCAAGAAAGCATTAACTATTGTAGCATCAAACGTAAATAGTTCGGTCCAAGGAGAAAGCAGCACCAAAAGCCACCCAACGTGGAATCCCATACACATGGGGCAGTGAAAAACTTTGCCGTAACCCTTATAAGAGTCTTTGTCTGGTCTTAGTCTTTTAAGTATGGGCATATCACTATAGACTAATATTTGTGTGAGTCCATAGGCGATAAGGACAAATAATAGCAGTTCTGTCATAGCTGTTCTTCTCCTAAAGCTGCGTCTGCTGATGGACCGACCATAATGCCAATAGCATCGGTGGCTGTCAATTTTTTACCTTTTACTAATATCTCAATGGCGTCTTGTGCCATATCTGGCTCAAAACCGCCTTGAGTAAGTTGTAGAGCTACAAAAGCGATTGCAGCAGCAGCAGGTCCGTAAGTTGCTATTTTCTTTCCTAAATCTGTATTAAAGAAGGTCATTGCTTCGGCACCTATTCTCTGCTGCAAGGTTAGTAAATCATCTAACGGACCTTCATTTATTTTCACTTTCTCAGCAATTTCTTTCATTTTTTTGAAAGAGGAAACAAGGTCCATTATCTCTTCATCTTGAGATACAATATTTAGGAAGTTTTGTAGCTGCTGCCTATCTTTTACTTTGGAAATTTGCTGTATAAGATTCTTTGTTTCTACCTCACTATCCTTGATTTTTTCAAGGGTTTCATTCTCAAGTAGAACAAACCTATCCCATCGCTCCATTATGACTTTCATATCATTTGACATAGCGGGCTCCTAGATTGTATACATGTAAGTAAAAGTATAGGGATCTCTAACATAGCCCTTACGAATTGAGCCCTGCTCATCGCGCTGAGGGACTTCACCAAGTTCTGTTGAATCAGTCTTTGACGGATCTACAAATTCATCTTCTACACCAGCTACAACTGCCTCAACATTATCGTAGTATGGCTTCTCTTCTTTGATGAATTTTTCAATGTTCACAAGCGCAAACTTAGCAGCGTTCAGCTTACCATCTGCAGCTTCTTGTAGCGATGCCTCCATGGCACCATAAAAAGAACCACCCTGAATTGACTCAGGGATTATAATTCCCTTGCGAGCAAGATGGGAAAACAAACGATTCTGCGCGCCGTATGTAAAGTCAGTCATTGTCTGCTTTGGAAATGCAGTGACTTTCTTGTCTCTGCCAGAAAGTACAATATCAATGTCGCCGTGATCAAATATCATTAGATCACCACTTAGCGACTTACGAATGTCAAGTTCTAGGGTTATAGTAGGAGGGGGCGTCTTAGGCTTAATTGTGACCTTGACTGGCTCTGCAACCGGGACAATTCTAACTGTTACTGGCATCGTCGTAGATTTCCTTTACTAACTCCTGTGTCTTCAAAATAGTCAACAGGGTGGATTCGTTAAGACTTGTCTCGTTTGATAAAGTTTTAAGTCTTTCTCTCACAGCATTTGTCTTGCGAACCATCTCTGGGTCATTGGCAATATCCTTAACTTCAACTGCTTCGGACAGGGACTTCTTTAGTCTGCCAAGCTCACGGTTAAGGAATATTTTTGTCTCAAGGTCATCATGTGAGAAAGATGAAATATAATGGTTAAGAAGTTCTTTTTGTTCTTTTAACAAAGAATTGTTGTATTTATCATTGAACTTCTTGGTGAAAGTGGTGAAGGTAAGGCTATCGATAGCCTCCATCTTTTGTTCCTCTATGACACCAGTCATACCATCGATAATCTTGGTTTCAAGCATTACCGACTGCTTTGGAGAATTGGTATTGAACATCTTGGCTATAGTAGCCAATGTTTTGTAATTTGGAACAAAGTTGTTAAAGGTTGCAGGGCTCAAGTCCTTGTTGATGTCGTTGATGATTTCAGTCTGCTGCTTGAACAATCCATCGGGGTCTATAAGGCGCTTAGCAGCCATCACAGCCTCTACAATTTTTTTACTAGTGGTTTCATCTAGATCTTGATTTTCGTACAGAGAGCGGTAACACTCAAGGTCTTTTTTCAATAGCGAGTCGCTTGTAAAATGCTTCCGCACAATGGAGACTACCTTTTCTTTTGTTTGGTGATCTCCCTTGATAATAGCAACCGTTGCTTCGCGGGACAAAGCCTCAAAGACGAAAGCCGTATTGCGCTTCTTGTTGTGTTTACTCTTCATTGTCGTTCTCCGTAGTCTTTGTTTCTAGGCTTTCAATAAGCATCTTAACTGAACTATTTACCTCAAGAAGAGCTACCTCTTCTTCTTGGTCTCGCAAGTAATTAGGGTCTTGCTCTTCATAAATGCCCCTAGCGAGTGATCTTAGTTCTGGCGCACCAAGATTGTTGGTTCGATAAGTATTCATTTCCGGTGTTGGGATACTCGAATAGTTGCGAGTTCTTGCTCCCGAGGGACGCTTATCAACAGCCACCTTCTGGTATGCCTTACCTTTCGCACCCTTAGTGACATATTTCTTACCTGCTCTTGAGCGCTTGCCAAGAGATGGTGCAAGCCTTGGTGCATCACGAGATCCAGGGGGCGCTGCGAGTAGTGGGGAATCGTCGCCACCACCGGCATCGGCTTCAGGAGCAGCCGCATCGTCACCTCCAAGGTCAAGGATATCCCCCTCATCACCACCGCCGGTGTCTAATCCACCGGCATCGTCGCCACCGCCGAGGTTAAGACCACCACCGGGATCGCCACCACCACCGGCGGCAACCTCTGCGACACTTTCAAGGGCTGTGTCGTGCTTACGATCGTAGAACATCTCGCGTTGGTTGCGTAGGAACTCTTCGTGGGACATACCAAATATGTTGTCAGCAACCCAGCGTCGCGAGAAATATCCTTCAGTTGCAGATGCAGCAATGTCAAACTTGGTCTTCCAATGTTCAAGTTCTTGTAACTCAGCAATCTTGCTTGGGTTGTTTAGAGAGAGCTTGAAGTTCAGAAGATCCTCGCCTCTGTAGCCAAGAGTGTAAAGATGAATGATTCCAATCTTTTCTAGCTCGTGTAGGACAGAGCGCTGTAAGCGCTGAATGGTCCGGGCGAATCGAATATCTTTGGTGGCGAGGGTAGTCTTATCTTCCTGTGCGCCGTCGCCCATGGTTAGATAAGCCTGTGGAATCTTGATAGCTGAGAATAACTTGTCGCGAAGATACTTGACATCATCAATCGCAGTTGTATTTTGTCCGCCTGCAAGCGATTGAATATCAGTTGCAGATCCAGCGCGAATTGGAATGTAGTAGTCTTCCTCAATCGAGAGCGGGTTGTAACGCAAATCAATGCGCCCAGTATCTTTGTCTACGATTGTGTGGCGCTTTAACTGGGTAACAATCTTCTGCATGTATTGTTCGACTTCTTGTGGTGGGATAGCACCAACATCAATCTTGAACACTTTGCGCTCAGATGAACGAACAATACGGTATGCCATCATAGCATCTTCCATTAGAGTAAGCTGGCGCCAAATACGGCGGGCGGGCTCAAGAACAGATGTGCCATATGGAGAATATTTATCGTTACCAAGAATGCGGAAGTGTGCAACCTGCCAGTTCTCAAATGTCATGCCAGCGGAGTTCCACTGATATTGAACGTAGTTAGGATTTGTTGCGTCAAGTCCCTCAAGTCTTTCAACCTCTTGAAGTGGAAGAGCAATAGAGGACTGAACACCCATTTGATCATCAATGTCTAGATACATGATAAAATCACCATACTTACACATCGTGCGACACCAACCAAAAAGGTTGTGCTCAATATTCATGACGTTATGATAAAGAATATTAAGGACAGCTTTGATTTCATCATTGCGGCACCTTATGTTGAGCATCGGAGATAGGGCAGAAAATGTGGTCATCTCGTCTGCATAGATGTCGAGAGCAGAGGCTAGCTCTGGCATATACTCCATCTGATCAAAATCGATGTAGCGTTCTGAACGTCTCTGGTTGCCAATTGCATTAGCAGCAATGGTATCCAAAGGGTTATAAGATTGCTTTTTGAACTGCTGACCGGATGCAGACTTAAAACGAGTTGAATACTTGTCAAGATGTTGTCTACGAATCTTGCGACCAGACTCAGAACGGTAGCTTACAATAGGACCAGAGAATAGCCGGGTAAGTGACCGGAATAATTGAGAGTCTCTATTTGCTGGGTTCTTGCCTTGCTTTGGTGTTTTGGGTGCCATTTATTTTCTCACTTTATTATCCACATATATTGGGAGTATAGATTTTTTGCTTCGTTCATTTTACTAGTATTATCCTCGCCTGTGTAGCCAATTTGTCCCCTTATCTGGGTATTTAAGGTTGTTCTGGAAGTCATAATAGCATCAACAAAAGCTTTTTGGTAATTAAGGTCTCGGGAGTTTGATTGTATCGCTGTGTCTCTGACCCAGCAACAAATCGCAAGAGCCATTACCAAGTCATCGTTATACCCTCGCATTGCTTGTGGCTTCCCGTTATTCCAAATAAATGTTCTAAATTCATTTGCCAAACGTGAAGAATACGTTTTAATTAGTTTGTTTCTTATAAACTCTTCTAGCTTGGCTACAATGAGTGGTCTAGTCTTGCTTGTTGTAGAGAAACCGGCGATAGCTCCGTTGCGGTGCTCGCCGAGATGCTGGTCAATGTATTCATGCGTAGACTTTACAGACCAATATAAATTTGGATAGCCATATTCTATAAGTTTATCAATCACAGTATAGCCAATTGAATTATTTTCCACAACCAACATTGCATTTCCAAACTCTCTGCCAACTTGGTTTAACATGTTGGCATACAGATCGGGTGTAGGTTTACCCTGATACTCACCAATAATTTCCATTGTCTCCAACTTGAGAATATGAAATGTAGAGCTATCAGCACCGTCGCCCCTAGCTACATCGGCAGCCATGAGATAATTGCAACTTGGATCATACTCCTCCCAGATCCAAAAATTTCTGTCAAAACCGGTTCTATGCTTTGGCTCTCGGACTAACGACATCATCCAATCGATACCGGATGGGTCAATGACAGTTTCGCCAGATGTATTGAAGTTACACTCCAACTCCTGTGCAATCTGCCTTCTGGACATATTCTTGGTTTCTTTCTTGAACCACTCTTCATCTCTATCAGGGTGAACGTCCCACATAAGTGTTGTCAGGTTGAAATTATTTTCATTGCTCTCGGCACCAACGCACGTTTTGTGGAACCAGTTACCGACACCGTTTGGCGTAGAGATCGCAATACAACGACCACCGGTTGATAGTGTTGGGTATAGACCAGTCCAAAGGTCATCTAGACCCTCAATGTGTGCAGCCTCGTCAAGAACAAGCAATGATAGTGCCTCAGAACGACCAGCGTCGCCCGATGTTGAAGCAGCCTTGATAGAAGAGCCATTAGACAACTCGAAAGACGTGCGGTTGTCGGTTGTAATGCTGGCAATCCTGATCCAGTCAGGAAGGTTCTTCATAATGTTTTTGACTTTTCGGACCAAGTTACCTGCTGTCTCAAACTTGGTCGCCATAACAAGGATAGCCTTGTCACGATGAAACAACATCATCCAAACAATGTAACCAGCCGTAATGGTTGAGATACCTAGCTGACGACCTTTGTTGATAATATTAAAACGATAGTCGTTAAAGTCGTTTAGTAGGTCGTCCTGATAATCATAAGTCTTAAATAACATAAGCCCGTGCATCGGGTGAGAGATACGGGCATAGTTTTTCAGGAAGTAAGAAGGTTCTTTACCACACTTAACGACTTCTTTGAGTATTTGCTGTTTCGTTAATCTTGGCATTCATCTTTCTTTATTCTTTCTTGCCAGAGTTTGCCGGTCTCTTGTCGTTAGGAGGGCGAGTGCCATAACCACCCTGGGACATAAATGCTTCCCAACCAGCAGCTAGCTTGTCTTCTACAGCTTCGCCTACAACAGAAACCTCTTCCATGCCGCCAATCTTGTAGTCCATAACGGCTGTAACCCAAGAACGAACTCTTGAGGAGTTTTCTACACGGATATCAATCTCGCCCTCTGGTGACAAAGATATTGAGCCTCCGCCTACCTTGCGGGCTTCTTTCTTCAAAAACTTTACAATGTCTGCCATACGCTGCTCTATGTCAGATTCAAAGCCGTTGGCGTATACCTCTTTAAGACGAACCTCAGACATATAAGATAGGCGCATGATATTGCCATGGAATCTAACATTGAAGCCATCCATAACACGCTTGTCAATAAGCGGAGAGCCTTCTTCGCGCTGGAGTCCAGCCTTGATTGCCTCGCCGTCTGCGTCGTGTGCGCCGTCGTAAGCATTTGCTGCGGCTTGTGATAGAGCCTGAACGATTTCGTAAACTGTTGCCATTATTCCATTCCTTTGTGTTGCTTGCCATCTAAATAGTGGTAGACTTTCCCTAAATAGTCAGCAGAAAGAGTAATTTTTGATTGAACCCATCCGGGTAGGTCAGAATATTGTGAAGCAAGCTGGGCAACCTGTGGTGCGTACTTCTCTAACTTATGTAGATCTGAGAGAGCCATTTCGACTTCGTGTCCATCATCTTCTATGCCGCACATCATTTCGTGCCCATGACCTTCTTTGACAAGCCTTTTTTCAATTTGCTTCATTGCCGTTTCTAGAAAAGATTTGTGCTGCAACAAGTCAATTCCCTCAGTGGCGGCGAGGTCGGCAATAAACTTTTCAAGCTGATCTACAATTTTTTGCTCTTGAGGTGTAAATTCACCACTCGTATCAGTAATCCTTTCTCTTGAAGACTTTACTCTTTGAGATGCAGACATAGAGCCAGTCTTTAACTTGGTAGCCTTTTGATCCTCTTGCTCTTTGAGAACCTCTCTAATTAATGCTTTTAGCTCATCAGCTTTCATTTGGTCGCCATCCTTTTTGCCATCTTTCTTCCCTTCCTTCGACCCACTTGATATAACACTTGTAACAGCAGTCAAACTTTACGAGCGATACGTCGTCACGAGTAGAATGTGAGAAGGCACCACAAACAGGACACCCTGTCTTGGATTCTCTATTAAGTAGTTTTCTTGATACCTTTATACCATTTACTTCTACTTTATCGTTGGCTTCATCGTTTTTCTTTTGTTTCTTGTAGAGATCTCGCATCTGCTCCAGATAAACTTTTTCTTTGTTCTCGTCCCATTCTGCCTTGGGATTCTGGATTGCTTCTTCGCCATACTTCTGTGCGATGGCTTGCTCTACTTTTGCGATGTAGTCTAAGTCCTTGCTCACTGCGTCACCGCTTGTTGAACGCCGTAATAGGTCAGACCTCCAGCTACGACGCCACCAGCAAACCACAGCCACTTGCGCTGAGGTGCTTGCTTCTTGATGGTTGCTTTGAGCGCATCTATCTCAATATTCTTTTGGACGTTCTCGGCTGCCCGTGCTTCTTCACAAGTCTCAGCACGAATCTCGATGAGGCGCTTGTGAAAGTCGCAATCAGAGCCAGCCTTGTCTAGCTGAAACTCAATTTCCAAGTCACACTTAGCTTGCTGTTCATCGTGAGTTGTAAGTATCTCTGCGGCTGCTGGTGGGCTAAGCAAAACGCCCGCAAAAGGTGCGGGCTCGTTTTCACCAACGATGGTGAAGGTAGGTTCGTCTGCGTGTGCCACCGACATCGCGAGAACCAAAAGCAAGTTACTGAACATAATATAATCCGTAGGTATCTATGAATCTTTGGATAAGGGCTTCCTTATCTTCTGTGAACTCCTTTATTATAATCGCTTTTTCTTCTTTTGTCAAGGTCTCGATCTCAACAAGTCTTATCTCGTATTGTTCTTCAAGTGCTTGGAGTTCTGCCTGATACTTCTCTATTGCCTCGTCGCGTAGCTCTAGTTCTTTCGCGTGGAAAGATTTAAGGTTCTCTATCTGGGTTCGCATAGACTGCTCAGAGATCTCGTGCGCCTTTATAATGTTGCGCATATCGTATTGCGACTTACCAAACACAACAAGAAGGAGCAGGACAAGCCCGATCTCCTTCCAGTGTTTTAGACAGAAAGCTAAAATCTTTTCTTTCATTTACGATCTTGTTCCTCTGCCTCTATCAATTGTAATCTGGTCGCTTTGCGACAACCATATACACCATCACACCAAGCATCATAACTGTGCCGACCATCATCCCCGTTCCCATAAATGTACCAACTGCATGTAAAACATCTCGCAATTTCAAGGTGTTTGTTATCATTGTATTTTCGAGTGCCAAATACCCCATACTACGAATCATTTCATAGGGGATTCCTGCTAACATGCCTACACCGGCGGGCGCGAAGGCGACTGCACCAGCCTTCTTTGCAAAATCATGATCGTATTCTGGTCTTTCAATCTCTTGCATAGCAGAGGCTTGTTGCTGCGCCTTGGCGGCAAGTTCTTGCATTTCAGGGCTTTGAGAGACTGCCTTTTCGATTACCTTGCTAAGATTTGGAACTTTGTCTAGTAGTTTGCTGGCTGCTTTGATTATAGCATCTCTGTCTATCTTTTCGTTGAGAACTTCCTCTTCATTTATAAAGGTGTTCCAATTTTCCATTATGAGTTTCATTTTATTATTTTCCTTTTGCATATTGTAAAAATTGTTGACCCGATATAGAACCATAAGACGCTCCTTCTAGCCATTTTGCTAGTAATGGAATAGCCTGCTCTACACTATCTACGCCTTGGATGGTTTCTTCGGCTTTATCATCGCCTCCGTCATCCATTATCCAATCATAGTTCCCGTCCGGTGATAATTCGTTTAAAAAATCTCTTAGCATAGTCATTGCATCAAGCCTAACCTGAAAGTCTTGATTTGCTGCATCACGAGCCTCGCTGTCGCCGATGGCTCGGGTGAGGCGATCAGACTCAGCTACAAACTTGTTCCAGTTTTCCATTATGAGTTTCATTTTATT